ACAAGTAACGGTAAAGTATTCGTCTTTGATGCAGCGGACGGATCTCTTCTACAGGAAATTAGTTCTCCAAGCACGTCATCAAACTACCCCGACATTAACAGATTCGGTTCGAACATTGCAGTAAAGGACAGTTGGGTTGCAGTCACAGGATATACAACTAAGAATGCATCGGGTATGTCGATTGGTAGTGTTCACGTCTATGACGCAAATAATTTAGGAGGATCTCCAACAGAATTGTTTGCGAGCAACGACCAGAGATTTTTTGGTTCGGATCTTGCCATTTCAGGGGACTATGTATTTGTTGGTTCAAAAAGTGAAGATGGAAGCGATGGTCGAGTTCACGTTTTTGATATGAGTGCTGGTGGATCTCTAGTTATATCATTAGAGGTTGCTGACATATTCCACGCCGATGCTGACATGTTCGGATCATACATTGTTGCGAACGAAACTCACCTGTTCGTTAACGCACCTTATCATAGACACCAAACTACGCTTGAATATGTGGGTGCAGTACACAAGTTCGCTATCAGTGACTTGTCTGGTTCTTACGAATCTGCTCTTGGTGAAACGAATGCACAGTTCCAAGTATCCGGTGGTCTTACTAACTTCGATATAACAGACTTGCCAGTATCAGAATCATCTTCTGGTGGTTCGACATCATCTACATCACAAAACTTAGTTGTTCCATCAAACTGGCAGGGTAATGAACAAAATACTGTCATTGTATCTCCTAATGGAGATATAGAATATAGTACCGATGGCGTACCAGTAAAACTTATACAGACGGTCACGTTACCTGCTGATACCACAATCAGTGTTTCAATGAATGTTGCTTCAGACAATATCAGCCCTAGTTTGGATCATGGAAGGCACTTCATCATAGTTCCAACCGGACTAAGCGCAGGATCTACCCCTAATCATGTCATTGCGAATGCTCGTGATGCGGGCTATGCATTCACATCAAGTTCTACGACATCTCAATATGATACTTTTGGTGCTCAAATGATTGCTGGTCCAGTACCAAATCAACCGTTTAACTCAGGCGGCGAGTTTACTCTGTCTTGGTATAACCAAAATGAAATGTCCGTTGATCTTGTTATCTATCAAGGGAACACCGATGATGAATATGGCGGTCATAATTGGTTTATTACTGACCTATTTGTGGGTGACGCTTCTTAATACCATGAAAAAGTTTACTGAAATAAGAGAAGCAAGGCGGTCTGCACAAGACCGTCTTTCCGCTCGTGCGTCGAAACATGGTCTTGGGTCTCAAAAGAAACTAGACAGGATCAAGAAATCGGCTGACTTTTTCAGTAAACCACCACCATCCTTCTCCAAGGCTGAACTGAAGAAGATGGGTTACGCAGTAGAATCTACTGACGCCCAGTTTGATGCGTGGTATAATAAGTCACGAGAACTTGATAAGATGCAAAGAGTCTCGGCGGATAAACTTAAAAAGTTTCCTAGGGGTTCTACAGGGTTGACTCCTGATTCGGTAAAGAAAGATCCTAAGTTTAAAAAAGCAAAGGCGGAGTCTGAAAAGATTTTCAGTGCGGTCAGACAACATAACAGTCGCGCATCAAAAGACTGGTTGCGAATGGCCCGAGATCGTCGACGACAGGACAAAGTAAAATAAGGAATAAATATGAGTAAGACTAAGAAACCACGCAACAAAAAGATGTCTCAAGAGAAACGAGAAAGGTTGCAGTCTACTAGTTCTGAAAATAATAAGTTTAACATGACGGGGTCGCAAGGCCCCAGTCTTAAATTAAATAATACAAACCGCGCTCCGTCTAAGGTATTTCGAGGCGCATCCAGAGGAAGTTAAAGTGAAAGATTTTTTTGAATTAAGAGAAACTAAGGTCACTGCTGAGCTTGAGTCTGTCGAAGAGTCGGTACAGCTTGATCTAACAGAGGCAGCAGTATCACGGTCCGACTTTGAGAAGTTAAAGAAGGGAATGCGAATTGAGATTGAATTCGGTTCTTCTATTAGTTCTAGTCAGAAGCGAGTTTTCACTGTAAAGAGTACATCTCGTAGTGCAAAGTACAATGTCGACAAGGTTAATATGACCATTGATGGTAAAGGTAAGTATCACCTATACAGTCGTAATGGTAAGGACGCGACTCTTGCGCTAGGTAATATGGCTGCAAGTATCAAATCATACAAGATTCTAGGTACTAATGAGTCGACCGAACTTGACGAAGCAGTAAACATGGGACCGTGGAATCGCGGTGCTATCAATAAAGCAATGGCTAAGGCAGGCATCAAAGGTCCACAAGGCAAGGCATTCATCGCAGCATTGCGTGTGTCCGGAACTGTTAAAGAAGATGTTGAGGATGTAGAACTTGATGAAGCCGCAGATTTTGAAAAGATATCTAATGAACTCTTGAAACATAAGAAAAAGGGTATTGAGTTCGAGAAGGCCGCTGCATTCGCACGTGTTATGTTTATGAATTCCTCTTTAAGTGTACAGGATAAGGCATTCATGGGTTTGACTAAGTTGCTCAAGGATATGGACGACTTGGTAAAGAAGACCACTATTACTAAAATCCTAAAAGATAACGGATTCAGAGTGAAAGGTGGTAAACTCATGCGTGAAGGGTTAGAGGAATCAGTAGAATCGCTTGATGAAAATTACCGAACTCTTGCAACTAAAGGCATGGGCGCAGAGACAAAGAACTCAATCAACGTTGGAAGAGGTGTTGATTTCTACGAACCTAAGAATGGCGATAAGAGAATGGGCAAGATCACTAAGATGACCAAATCTGGTTATGTGGTCAAGGACGAAAAAGACGGTAAGTCTTATACATTCTCTTTCCACGATAGCTCCAAGGCAAAAGCATTACTTGCAAAACATGGCAAGGGTAAGTACAACGAGTCAGTCAAGACCGAAGACAAAGGTCAGTTCATCTACGCCGCGAAACAGGCGAAGGCGAAAGGTGACTCTACGTTTGTATTCGCGGGTAAGACCTACAACTGTGAAGAGGTTCTGGAGAATGAAACCGTTTAATACATTCCTTGAAGACACTATTGACGCCTGCTGCGAATCATGTGCGGGCGAGACTCTTGTCGTCGAGGAATCGGAGTATCAGGGCAAGAAGGTTAAACTGAACAATCCGTTCCGTACACCCGATGGTCCAAAGAAGTTTTCTGTGTATGTCAATAATGATAAAGGTAATGTAGTCAAGGTGAACTTTGGTGATCCTAACATGGAAATCAAGAGAGACGATCCAAATCGTCGTAAAAGTTTCAGGGCAAGACACAACTGTGACGACCCTGGCCCGAAGTGGAAGGCACGTTACTGGTCATGTTACCAGTGGCGATCAGGTGCCAAGGTAGATAATTGATTTCGTATAAATAGAAACATTAACTCGTAAGTCAGAACAAGGATCCACTAGATCATATAGATGACTTATATCATTTAACACATACTAATGGAACAATCGAAATGAGCGATAACTCCAAAGACTTGTATGAGCATGTGCAACGTGAAGAACAACGCCTCGCTAGAATTGAGGATAAAATCGACAAACTTTCCGATGCAATGATTAACTTAGCTCGTGCAGAGGAGAAGTTGATCAATATAGAGAAAGGAAACGCACAACACTTCGAACGTATGAACCGTTTCTCTCAGAGAATGGACGACATCGAAGATAGTGTAAACGAACAAGGTAAGACCGTGAAGGTGATGCAGTATATCATTACTCTAACCGCAACAGTCTTTGCCGGTGTGATCGTCAAAATATTTTTTGACGCCTAATTAACGGAGACTATTATGTCAGATATCACTAAAATTATGGAGGCGTATTTGGGAATGGTCTCCGAGCGTAAGCAAAAAGAAGAGACTGAATGTCCTAAGTGCAAGGGCGAAGGATGCGACCATTGCGATGGTAAAGGCGTCCACGAGAAGAAACTTGATCCAGTAGACGATAAGGCAAATGATAAAAAGTTCGCTGATCGTAAGGACAAGGACATCGACAATGATGGCGATGTAGATTCTTCTGACGAATACCTACACAAGCGTCGTAAGGCAACTGACGATGCAATCGATGGTGGTAAGAAACCAGCGAAGGAAGAGGTTGAGAAGGACGAAGAAGAGTCTGAAGAAGAACCAAAGAAGAAGAAGTCCCCAGTTCCACCTAAGAAAGACGACGGCGAAGAAGAGTCCGAAGAACCAGCACCAGAGAGTGATGACGATGAGGAAGAAGAAAAGCCAGAACCAGAAGGTGGTGACAGCAAGTTGAAAAAGAACCCAAAGACCGCTGACAAGAAGGCAGAGATCTCTAAGATCGAGACCAAGGAAGCGTTTGAAGAGTTCTGGTCTGCATTGATCGAAGCGACACAAAAGGCTGCGAAGGGAGAGACCCCAGAAGATTCTACTACTCCAGACACCAAACGTGCTCAAGAAATTCACAAAGGTAAGTCTGATAAGAAGATTGAAGATATGGAAGACGATAGTCATGAAACTGTGTCTAAAGCGGGTAAATCTACCAAGAAGGCTTCAGAGCCTAAGTAGTGTATTATGAACTCGCTATGGGAGTTACTCATTAAGTTAGTGGGTCTGAGAAAGACCCACGAAACCTGTGTTGAAAAACTTCCCATACACAAAATGAGGAAAGATCGACTCATTGAGATAGCAATTAAGGAAGGCGTTGACAGGGAGTGTTCCCTTAAACGCCTAACAAAAGACGAACTCGCTGAGAAGATTTACCAGAAACGAAGCGCTTAATGTCAAGTCTGAGATTCTACGTATTGACTAGTAGTGATATCGATACGCTTATTCGTCAATTCGACACCCTATCTAAAGACCAAACCACGGTCGTTATTAACACCCAAGACTCTGAATACGAGTATGAGGTGATAGGATACTGCGAAAGGAACAAGATCGAGTGGTTCGCCACCGACTCCGACGGCACACCCGCAACGGGTAAGAACGCAGTCCTCAAAATATTCCTAGAGAGCAAACACGATTACATGGTCCACGTGGACGGTGATGATCTCATTACGCCTTATGGAAAGAACTTCTACCGCGCAGTCGTCGATACAGACGCACCCGACGTGATCTGTCTCTACAACCAGATATCTTTCTCCCGATGGGATGAGGGTCTGTTGAAGATTCTAAATGCGAGACCGGACTCTCGTTCCGAAGACTTCATCTACTTCCCCAAGAAATATGTCCCCAAGTGGAGATATGAGTCCGCGAAGAAGCCGGGTAGTAACAATGGGGTGGAGAGTAAGATCAGATACTACGAGAGACACCATCCACATATTGATGCTGACAAACGTCACTATTGGGCGGTCTGCGCAGAGGAACTGACGGACTGGTGTCACCGATACAACGACAGAGGAAACTCTCTGAACCGAATGGTATTCTTCTCGCGCAAGGCGGCAGAGATGATGGACTACGATCCCGCGATTGTCGTGGGTGAGGATCAGGTCCAATACTACAAACTGAAGAAACTGGCATTCGACGGTGAGTTGGACATGCGAGTACATAACGAGAGACCTAGATACACATACCTCTACATGCAAGATATGCAGAGTACAACACGCAACGATGAGGTCGATTATGATTGGAGAGAGTTGTTACTAGAACAACTAAATAAGATCAAACCGGACATGTACCCCGAAAAATACCAACTACCAGAGTTGATACCACCATACTATGAAGTTAAATAGCAAGAACATCGTAATATACGCTGCAAAGAATTATTACAATCCTTCATGTATTGATGGAGATGAGTTCTTTGATGATATAAAACGTTTTAAATACGTCAAGAGACTGGTCAATCGATACTACCAGAACAACGATCTTGCAGAACGTCTCATCTTAAATCACCTCATTGTGATCTTTAATGTGTTCGGTCACGAGGCCGGAGTTGAAATTCTTGCACACAAAATACCACTTGAACAGTGGTCTGCCTTAAAACCTTTCCTTATTTTTCTTCGAGCCATACACAATACTGATCTTACGGGAATTGAAATGGATAAATACGTAGTAGAAAAGTTAAGAGGTGTCCGATGGGAATCCTAAAATCTGCCGCTGATTTGGTATACACAATTCGTTTCTTAAAATTACTCGTTACTCCGTTCGAGGAAACACCTGCGTTTAAAGCAGGGATCATCGATAAAGAAGGTAAAAAAAGGAAGGATTTTAATACTGACAAAATAGATGATCGTGAGAACTATCGTGATCATTACACGGCATTCCACCGTCTGGTTTATAATCTGAAGAAGATCATGGCTAAAGCGCCAGGCGGTCAATCTGTTGTTGCACGTTATGGTGCCGCTCTTGCACTCATTAAAGAACACGGAGAATTGTCTAACAAACAGGTCGAGAAGATCCACACAGAGACGGGCATCGACATAATGGACTTCCTATTGGAGTCTCAGTCCAAGTGGTATCTCGTAGAGAATGGTAACCTAGGCCCAGGTGTGTATCGTATGCAAAACGACACACTCACCGATAAAGCAGAAGATATAGTCCGTAAGGACGATCAGATCCGAGTGACTGATCACAACCACATTGATGACATCTTGGGTATCGCCATTTACGAAGGTGTTCATATTAAGACAGGACGCAGAGTTCTGTTCTCCGCAAACGAGGTCCACAAGTGAGAACCCTAGAGGATCTACAACTCGACTTCATCTTGGAGTCGATGAACAATCCGTATAAGGCTACCCTGAATAAAACAGGGAAGACCGAATACCGATCCGACTTTACCACCGACAGTGGTGATAAGGTCAGTGTCTACTTTGAAGGTGACGAACACATTGATGACTATGATGAGACGGACTGGGAGATCTCATTCGTTCGCAATGGAAGTCAGGCGTTAACTGGAGAAGGTGACGCTATGCGCATTTTCGCAACTGTTATAAAACTTCTCAGAGAATTTATCAAGAAAGAAAAACCCGTTTACTTCAACCTGTCTGCCGCAAAGGATGACAGGAACAACACCAACAAGTTGCAAAGTCGTGAGAAACTCTATGCGCGACTGATCAAACGATACATCACTGGATACAACATCCAACCAGAAAGATCTAGAAGTGGTACGACCTTCTACTTCTCTGCCAAAGAAATTCAGATGGAGATGACCACAACATCTGGTGTTGCGGGTACCGGAGACGACACAGATACTGTGATTGTCCGTCGCCGTAAGAAGAAAACTCCTGTCCAGATTGCCCGTCGATTCGTTCCTAAAAAATAATCAAAATAATCCTTGTCACCGAACCAATTTTGATATATAATTCTACTCGTTAATTTTAGGAATTGTATCAAATGAAGTGTGAAGATTATGGTGACTATAAAGTCGTCATCCTTGAAAACCCCGACGACAACCCCGATGAAACACTTCGATCTTTAGATGCAAATACTCTAATCTTTGTATCCATGTGCGGATACACGGGCGATGACATCCCACCAAACAGATTCCTAGTAAAGAATTTCGAAAACTCATTTGAGAATCATCTCATGTGGGAGGGACTTCTTGACGTTGAAGAACAGGAAGAATACATGGCAAAATGCTGTCGCAAGTTCTGGGATACCGGAAAACAGATGGTGATTGAGAACTACTCTTTTCAACAAGATGAACCGTTCTACGACTATAGTAAGTAGTTGACAGACCACTTCGATTTTGTTATAATGACAAATCTAGCAAAAAATATTAATATGGGATAAAAATGACAATAGATGTTAAATATGATCGTGATCGTCTGTTGAAAGATTATGCTGTGGGTATGTTGAAAGACTTCTATATGATGGAAGATGAGACCTCTCCACAAGACGCTTACATGAGAGCATCAAATGCATGGGCGGTCTTTCAAGGTGAGTTAGACGAAAAACTAGCAGAAAGGTTGTACGAGTATGTGAGTAAAAAGTGGTTCATGTTCGCATCTCCTGTACTATCTAATGCTCCAAAAAACGGTGAGACCAAAGGCAAAGGTCTGCCTATCTCATGTTTTCTTACCTATGTTCCAGACACACTCGAAGGATTGATTGAACACTCATCCGAACTAAGATGGTTGTCTGTCATGGGTGGTGGTGTCGGAGGACACTGGGGTAATGTTCGGACGGTCTCAGACATAGCGCCTGGCCCTATTCCTTTTATGCATACGGTCGATGCGGACATGATTGCATACCGTCAGGGGAAGACGCGTAAAGGGTCTTACGCGGCTTATCTGGATGTGTCACACCCAGACATTATTGAGTTCATAAACATTCGAATTCCTACGGGAGACGTACAACGTAAAGCGTTGAACATCCACAATGCGATCAACATCTCCGATGAGTTCATGGCGGCAGTCATCAACAACACCGACTTCGATCTACGTGATCCGAAGGATGGTGCGGTCAAGGACACAGTCAATGCCCGAAAACTATGGGAACGCATTCTTGAGATTCGTTTCCGTACAGGTGAACCTTACCTGAATTTTATCGACACTGCGAATCGTGGTCTACCGATGGCTCTCAAGGAGAAGGGACTACGCATTCATGGTTCGAACTTATGTAATGAAATTCACTTACCGACAAGCGAAGACCGCACTGCCGTCTGTTGTTTGTCTTCTTTAAACTTAGAGTACTATGATGAATGGAAAGACACTAATATCGTGCGTGATATTGTTCGTATGTTGGATAACGTTCTCCAATATTTCATCGATCACGCGCCCGATAGTATTTCCCGCGCTCGTTATTCGGCAGAGAGAGAAAGAAGTATTGGATTGGGAGCGATGGGATTCCACTCACTCCTACAAAAACACTCTGTTGCTTGGGAATCTGACAAGGCTAGAGAGATCAATGAGGTGGTGTTCCAACACATCTCAGACGACGCTATCGCTGAAACAAAACTACTGGCAAAAGAACGCGGTGAATATATCGACGGTGAACATACCGGAAGAAGAAACTCACACCTTTTAGCGATTGCGCCTAATGCATCATCGGGCGTAATACTATCAACATCCCCATCTATTGAACCCCTCAAGGCATGTGCGTACACGCATCGTACACGTGCGGGATCCTTCCTTGTGAAGAATGCGCACCTAGAGAAACTCCTAGAGGATAAGGGTCATAACAACGAATCTACATGGTCTAGTATCATTACTAAAAAAGGGTCGGTGCAACACCTACCATTCCTTAACGAAGGAGAGAAGGCGGTATATAAGACCGCTCAGGAACTAGACCAGAATTGGGTAATAACACATGCCGCTGATCGACAAAAATATATCTGTCAGGGTCAGTCGGTTAATTTGTTCTTCCCATCCGGTGCGCCGAAAAGATATGTCAACAAGGTGCACTTCAACGCGTGGAGACAAGGACTAAAAGGTCTTTATTATCTACGTACCGAAGCCAAGTCAAGGGCAGAGACGGTTTCGGACAAAGTCGAACGGGTAGCACTCGAAGACGATAACCGCACCATCATCTACGGCAAGAGTAACTGTCCGTGGTGTAAGTTGGCGACAGAAGAGTTGTCACTGCGCGGTATGCCGTTTGACTATATCGATTTGGAAGAGATCGGTAAAACCGCTGCAGAAGTAACTGGGCGAAAGGTCAAAACTGTCCCACAGATTTACATCGAAGGTCGATATGTGGGTGGATATGAAGACCTAATGAGTCACTTGGAAAGTGATTACAACGAGACCGAATCAGGCGATGAATGTCGTGCCTGTGAAGGTTAATATAATTTAACAATAACATTAATAGGACTTATATGTCATCTTTACTAAAATTTTCAGAAACATATAAACCGTTCCACTATCCGTGGGCGGTCGATTTAGCAAAGAAACATGAAGAAATCCACTGGATTGAGGACGAAGCAGAACTATCAGAAGACGTACAGGATTGGAAGACCAAACTGTCCGCCGCAGAGAAAGAGTTCATCACACACGTCCTACGACTCTTCACGCAGTCAGACGTTCAGGTAGGAGAGAACTACCACGAACTACTGATTCCAAAATTTAAAAACAACGAAGTCCGCAACATGCTATCATCATTTGCGGCACGAGAGGCGGTGCACCAACGTGCGTATGCCTTACTGAATGATACCCTTGGTCTACCAGACGAAGACTTCCACAAGTTTCTTGATTATAAAGAAATGGCGGACAAGATCGATTTCATGAAAGAGGGAAATACCCAATCGCATATGGGTCTTGCACTTGCGTTGGCACAGTCAGTGTTCAACGAAGGTATGTCGGTATTCGCGTCGTTTGTCATGTTACTTAACTTCCAGAGATTCGGTAAGATGAAGGGTATGGCAACTATCGTAGAATGGTCCATCCGTGATGAGACTATCCACGTACAAGGTAACGCAAAGTTGTTCCGCACGTTCTGCGAGGAACACCCCCGCGCAGTTAACGATGAACTTAAATCCAAGATATATAAGATGTCGCGAAACGCTGTCAAATTAGAAGACAAATTTATTGACCTTGCGTTTGATGGTAATGATGTACAGGGACTAACCAAACAAGAAGTCCGCGACTACATTAGACACATTGCAGATAGACGATTGCTTCAGTTGGGACTGAAGCCTAAATTTAATCAAAAAGACAATCCTCTACCGTGGTTAGACTGGGTACTAAACGGTGCATCACACGACAACTTCTTTGAGAAACGTGTTACCGAATACTCAGTTGCTGGAATGGACGGCGACGACTTCGGTTGGGAGGAATTGGAAACTGAGGTTGCATGATGGAACATGAGTACACAATTGAATGTCCGATATGTGATATGACCACGGTTATTCGTGTACAGTACGCAAGTCTGTACGAAGACGAAGTTCCGTGTTATTGTCCCATGTGTGGTGCAGATGCTGAGGCGGAAGAATCGGATTAATAGTGATATGAATTTAAAACAAGTTATACAGTCGGTTCCAGATTGGCCTGAAGAAGGGATCAACTTCGTAGACGTAACCAGTCTCCTACAGAACCCGCAGGCGTTCCAACAGAGTGTTCGTACCCTTGTAAACTATATGGAAGACAAGGGTTATACGGACATCGTCGCACCAGATGCGCGTGGGTTCTTGTGGGGAGCGCCTATTGCACTTTACCTTGGAATACCACTACACATTGTGCGCAAACCTAACAAGTTACCCCCACCCGTGAAGTCTCGTGAATACAAATGCGAGTATGCGTCACGAACACTTGAAATCAAAACAACTGCGCCACTTAATAAGAACAGTCAAGTGTGTATCATTGATGATGTGAGTGCGACAGGTGGGACCGCACTTGCTATCACAGAGTTGTTACAGTCATTCGATGTCTCTAGAATATCTTATGGGTGTGTCATCGACCTAGAGTTTCTAGGAGGCACGGAAAAACTCCGTGGTCAACAAATCAAAACCTATAGCGTGGTTACATATGATAAGTAAGATGTCCGACATCATCCTCATTGCCTTAGAATTAGAGGCTCCAAAAATGTCCCAGTGGGACAATGTCTTTTTTACCGGAGTCGGTAAAGTCAATGCAACGATGACTGCTGCAAAATTAATAGAACGACACAAACCGAATGTGGTTTGGAATTTCGGAACCGCAGGTGGTATCACCGTAGATGGTGGTATCCACGAAGTGACACAATTCGTACAACGAGACATGTCTTGCGCTGGATTGGGTTACAGTCTGGGACAGACTCCGTTCGAAGATGGGGTTGTTCTTGGAGAAGGTGACGGACTCACTTGCAGTACAGGTGATGATTTCGTTGCAGACCCGAACCTTGATATCCCAGCAGATCTAGTCGAGATGGAGGCCTATGCAATTGCCAAAGTCTGTCAGGATGCAGGTGTCGAGTTCCGATGTTACAAGTACGTCAGTGATAAGGCGGACGATGGTGCAGCGGAGGAATGGAGTAAAAGTGTCGCCAATGGTGAACCACATTTCATAGAGGTTTACAGCAACTCTATATAGTTGCATGACATGGTTGTATGAAGACAAGATATTCGAACCCGAAGAGACCTTCCTAGAAGACTACCAAGGGTTCGTCTACCAAATCACCGAACTGGACACTGGTATGAAATATATCGGTAAGAAGTTCTTTTGGAAACCCAAGACACTTCCTGTCACCAAGACCCGCAAACGCCGTGTCAAGACGCGCGTCCAATCTGACTGGTCCAAGTACTACGGATCAAGTCAAGATCTAAAAGAGGCAGTCGCGCAACGCGGTGCCGAGAACTACAAACGAGAAATCCTCAAACTCTGCCGAACCAAAGGCGAGTGTTCCTACTACGAAGCGAAACTCCAGTTCGAGTACGATGTACTCCTGAGAGACGATTACTACAACGCGTTCATCGGTTGTAAAATCCACGCCAAACATCTCCCCCAATAAATGTGACAAATTACCACAAATAACTCTTGCGTCTTTTCGAAACATGTACTATAATGGTTACATAAAGTTGAGATAGAGAGAGAAAGACATGGCACGAATTATTTACCAAGATTCATTTGACCGCGAAGAGATGGAATCATCAGACATTGGTTTCAACCAAGCGCTTAGAATTATCAAAGGTTTCATGGGTACTGAAGATACTCTTGATGCTCTCCAAGGTTTTGAGAAGCGTTACGAGAAAGCAGAACGTGATGCCTACGAGTCTGACGACTACGGTTTTGATCATGAGTGGAAATACGAGATCTACTCTTACAACCTTCTGGTCGAAGGTTTCGGTAAATTGTTTGCGCCTAAGGAGGCATAATATGAGTTTGGTTAACAACATTAACGCAGTAGTAGGTGATCTCTATAACGAGTTGATGTGCCTCTGTGAGGTGCGTGGGGAGTTGTCTCCCGAAGACAACGCACGTGTCGAGGATCGTATCCTCACGCTTCAATTTCAAATCGAGAAACTGGAGAAATCTAGTTTGTGACTAATTACCTAAAATAAGTCACGTTTAAGTGTTGACATATGTTTCCAAAAGAAGTATAATGGTTACATAAATTAATGAGAAGAGAGATTTGATTATGACTACTAACTATATTGCAATGCGTTCTAACCCAGACCTAGTTGAATTCCGTAACTATGTGTTGTCCTTTTATGCCTATGACGGTTTGTACCCTGTAGAGGGTTTGTCAGTGTCTATCGTTGAACGTGCAATCATGAAGTATCTCGAAATCTGTTCTAGTACTACGCGGCACGAAACTTGGGGTCATGGTGACTCTCTTGATCGTGAACGTGTTCGTGACATTATCATCGATACGTCTTCTCAAAAATTGAAAGTAAAGGAGTCAGTGTAATGAGTTTCAATACTAACCGTGCCAACGCAGTTACTTACATCACCGATCCTTCAGCGTCATTCCTGAAGGTTCCCGTTCGTGTCATCAACAACCTGAATGTTCCGGTTCATAAGATATCGGAGAACTCTTTCTTCAACGATGACTTCTTCTGGTTAGAAATAGAAAATGATTCTATGGTGTATTATGATGCCCTTGATGCGAAGTGTTTGATGGACCCCATCACGTACACTCAGACTCTTACTGAGTTGGCGCACTTTCGACTCTACCCTAGATTCTCACCTAAGTCGGAGTTTGCGGCATGAGACCCGAAATGGAATTGTTGGAAAGTATGCTCCAGAATCACGATTGGACCTATCACTTCAGTGATGACCATCGTGCATACATTAAGGGGAGAGATGAGTCTCAAAAGATTCGTGTTATGATGGGTCGTCTCAAGAAGATGGGACTCGAAGATGAGTCGGTAAAACTCTACCACAAATACCGCCCAGATTATTTGTAATTATTTTTAAAATAAGTGTTGACATGTTGCAAAAACATGTGATACAATGGCTACTCAATTGAATAAGGAATCTATATTATGTCTATGAACAATGTACTGCAAATCGAAACTTCCGCAACTGTTGGTCGATGCCCTTGGGGTATTGGTACCGAAGTCTCTAATGATCTAACTCCCATACAGATGATGCAGAAAGCTGGTGTCGACTGGACGGTCGAGAAAGTTCCAACCTATGCTGCTAAAGAGGGTGTTGATCTGATACCTACAGGTATGGAGGCGCTGGTGCGTTCTTCTGATAATGCAGTTCTCACTCAGGTGGGTGGTGCATGGTCACCCTGTCAGAACGAGGAAGCATTCACTTTCTTCAATGACTACTGTTCTGCGGGTGACATGGAGATGAACTCTGCGGGTTCACTCAAAGACGGTAAGATCGTATACGCAATGGCTCGCATCAAAGAGTCGTTCGACATCCTGAAGGGTGATCAAGTCGATTCATACCTTCTGTTCTCTAACCCACATGAGTACGGTAAGTCTATCGACATTCGATTCACTCCAGTTCGTGTGACTTGCATGAACACTCTGTCCCTCGCTCTGAAGGGTTCTGCAACTAACGGTATCAAAGTGAATCACCGACGTGCGTTTGACCCACAGATGGTCAAAGAACACCTAGGTCTCGCTCACGAGAAGTTCGACCAGTACAAAGAGATGGCACAGTTGTTGTCCAATCGACAGTTCACTGCTGACACTCTGATTCAGTACTACAACTCTCTGTTCCCATCACAGTCACCTGCTGATGAAGTACGTGGTTACAAAGATCTCGCACCAAACGCTAAGAAGGCATTCGAGTTGTTGGAGACTCAACCTGGCGCTGAGTTCGGTCGTGGTTCATGGTGGCAGGCATTCAACTCTGTGACTTACCTCACTGACCACCAGTTGGGTCGTACTGCGGACGGTCGAATGACTTCTGCATGGTACGGTGCAAACCAAGTCAAGAAGAAGCGTGCTGCTGAACTCGCCGTCGAAATGGCGGTGGCAGCATGAGTTATAACAAACTGATAGAGACCACTGAGTGGGATGGACGTGCGAGTAACTACATTTACTACACGTCCGAACGCAACACGCACCTTCACGGTTACCAAACCAAAGAGGGTGCGCCCTTCATCCCGTTTGTGACACGACTGTTTAGTACTAAGGGACGCACATTTGTTAAAACAAAAGTAGACAAACTGCCCGACTAGAACTCTCTCTGTCTATAAATAATTGTAGACTATAGGAGAGAGTCGAATGCGCACCTTATATACAGCGGCACTTAGTGCCTTGTTGTGTTCTTTGGTCTGGATTGGTGGCACAACAAAGTTACTTGATGAATATATAAAGGTGATAGATCAAAAAGATAGTCGAATCGCTCAACTAGAGAGAAAGACTGGACAAGATCGCAATACTATTATTAGGTATGATATCGGACTAAGGCAATTCTTGTTTGCATGTACTACGAAACAAGAAATACTCATAGAGAGGAAGCGATACGTCTGTTATCCAATTGAGAAGGCATAACATGATTACGAATTACCGTAGAGAAGTTTTCGAAATTTTCGAAGAATTCAAGAAGGCGGATGGTCGAGATAATCGACTCGATGTCCTTAAAAAATACTCCGACAACTGGGCGTTCCGTGATGTTCTTCGCGGTTCGTTTGACGAATCTTTGGTGTTTAATGTTCCCGAAGGACGCCCACCTTTTACCCCAAATGAACCACAATCGGTTCCTTCATCCCTCAATAAAATGCATAAAGACTTTGGATGGTTTGTCCAAGGTGGTTCGGGCGATCGGCTGCCTGATTTTAAAAGGGAGAACAAGTTCATTGGCCTGCTCGAATCCATACATCCAGAGGATGCAGAGTTGGTCTTGAAGATGGTTGCCAAGAAGGCACCATGTCGTTATATAACCAAGAAACTAGTACAGGAGGCATTTCCAGACTTGATCGTCGAGTGATAACACTCAAACAATTCGACACATTACACTAACATTAAGGAGAAACACCATGTCGAGACAAAAGTTGAACCAACGCAATCGAGGAAAGTATACGAGTAATCGAACGAGAGTGAATAATTATTCAAACTCCGTCCGTTCCGCTTTTCAACAATTTCGATAGGAGGTGACTATCTCTTCAGGTGCGACCGTGAGACTCCTGTCGTAGTGACGTGATCAAATCTTGGTAATGGAAATATAATGCCACAGTATGAGTTTAAAAACAAGGATACCGGAGAAGTCATTGACGTGATTCTCCGGATATCTGAATACGATCAGTGGAAGGCTGATCATCCGGAATACGAACGATATCATAGTGCGTCTTCCGCCCCTAAATTAGTATCGGGAACTAGAGATGCGCATTCGATTGCGGGTCGAGATTGGTCCGATAAACTAAAAGAAATAAAAGCAACGTCCGGTAAGGACAATACAATTAACGTATAGGGAAGATCATGCTTTTTTCAAAGTGGTTTCAACATGCGAAGGTGAATAAGGTAGATAATGATCCAGATCCACAAGATATTTCGGTTGACAACGCATACAAAACGCGTTGGATCTGGTACCACACAATCCTAGCACTAGAACTGTTGATGACCAACGTTCTTCTCGCGGGTATTCTTACCGCGTTAGTGGTTAAACTATAGGAGAGACCATGCGTTCGCTGTGGGCGAAGTTTGTAGATAAGATAGTGCCCATCGGTAAATCAAACGCAGTTGTTTTTGAAATGAATAGACAGGCAGTATTTGAACAGTTAAAAACCGATGAAGGAGTTGTTTATGAGATTTACCTCGACCATCTCAACTATCCCACGTTCGGTGTTGGGCATCTCATCACGAAAAGTGACGGCGAGTACGGCGCTCCAGTCGGAACGAAAGTTTCCCCAGAAAGGGTTGCACAGGTCTTCGAATCAGATCTCGACATCGCCTTGCGAGAGTGTGGTGTGTTATACGGACACATGTGGTCTTGTTTTCCAGGCGAGGTCAAAGAGATCTTGGTCAACATGATGTTTAACCTTGGTAGACCAAGACTAAGTAAGTTTAAGAAAATGAACGGTCACCTAGAACGTGGTGACTATAAGAATGCGGCAGTTGAAGGTCGCGATTCGAGATGGTATCGTCAAGTAAGCAACCGTGCCGAACGACTTATGACAAGGTTAGAGAATGTCTAAAAATGTAATCTTTCAGTATATGATCACGTCTAAGGAAGTTGACAAACGTGGTGGTATCAAAGGGTGGGACGGTTCTCGTTCCTCTCTCTACGAAGAGGTCGCCAAGATCTCACGCGAGTCGTTTGAAACATACGCCTCTCGCATCAATGCAACACACATCTACTCCAGCAAACGCGTAGCGACCGAAGGTCACGGATGTTCGACATCCCTACTGCACGAGTGCGCACGTGTCTGGTTGGACCCTATCTTTGACGACTACGACAATTTGCTATTCGCAGATACCGATATCGTCGTCAACACTGACGAAAATATCTTTGACCTCATGGAGTCCGGTGCGGATGTCTATGGTGTCTTAGAATCAGATTTC